TGCAGTTAAACTACGCAAGCAGCGTACCAGTACCGTACTTAGAAAGCTGTTGAGTGATTCTCCAGATGTGGCAACAGCACAGAACCGTATTCGACATGCGCTAGATGAGCTTCTTGATCTTCCAAATGACCCTATTTATGGAAACCTTAAAGATGAACTAGCTGAGAACCTAGCTAAGTACTCCTATAAGCGTAACTACAACCTTGAGTCAGCTATAGATCAGACCCGTAAGCGTGGACGAAAGCTAATAGACTCTGAGCTTAAGACCTTAGTTGATAAACTTGAAGAGTCGATACCACGCATTGAGATACCAAACATAAAGAAAGGCGAGGACATCGTTGTACCGCTAAAAGATTGGGAGCTTGAGGTCTGGGATAAGTTCAAGGATGTTACAGCAACACTCTCAGAAGAAGAGATCATGCTTGTCGCGTATGGTGCTTTGGCTGATAGTCCGAAGCTATTCAACGCTGCGAGTGTTGGTGCCTCCTATGATGCCATTAAGGCTCGCTACGTCGCCGTCTCTGGCCGTCGAATGGAGAAGATGCCTGAAGACCTTGCCCCAGTAGTAGATGCCTTCAAAGGGCTAATAAAGCATTACGAAGACCTATACGTAAAACATGGGATGGACTTTGTTAAGTCACCTGAAGATATGCTTAGGTTCTGGGGTGTCATTGATTATGTTCCACACCTTACTCTTAAGGAGAGAAGCAAATTCAGTGGAAAGCTGATTGACTCGGATGGAAAGCCGCTGTCTGGTAAGACTCTAGACGATGTATTCGCTGGAAAGATGGACCAGAGAAAGCGTCGAGCCATTGCTGGAACTATGGCTGAGATTAATGATGCTGTTGGAGGTAACTTTGGTATCGATGTCATGGAGCTTCATTCTCGATACATGAGCGCAGCCAAAGCAATCTCTGGACAAGAGTTCATGTTTTCGTTGATTTCTGGTGGTGTCCTGAAAATCATTGGTCCAAAGTCTGTTTATGACAATATGCTAGAGCACCTAGCGGACAAGTATAAACTCTTCTCAATAGATATAGATAACGTTCTGCCAGAGGTTCTTAGTTCTGTAGTCAGAGCTAAAGCGAGTAAGGCTGAATTAGCCCTTCTTGATGAGGCTATGGCTAAGGTTGGAGTTCTTGCGGAGGTAGTCCCAGGAGCACAGAGAGCATCTGATCTTGGGTATGTGCCCATCTTTAGCAAGGCTGTACCAGAACTAAGTAATGATCTAATCATTAATGGAAGTAAGAGTGACTGGGCAAAAGAGGGTCTTGTTCCTGAGAGCATCCTAGAGAAGTTTGCGAGTATTGCGAACTATCCTAAAGAGCGCCGCGCTGATGCGTTTGCTAAGTTCATTCGTGAGTCTCCGGCGATTAGAAACTCAGATGAGATCATTAGTGTTGTTGCATCTATAAAGGCAAAGAACTTTGCAGACGGTGTTGAGCTATTCAACCCAGTATTAAGGCAAAGCAGTATCGTATCTGAAGAACTAGCGAAGAGGATGAAGCTTCTTAAAATTAAAGGTAAGAGTGTCGATGAGATTAGTTCTGCCCTTACCAAGATGCGTCCTAAGATAGAAGAAGATGCCTGGAATACTATCGCTCTTGAGATGAACAAGATGATGGTTGTCCAGGGTATGCCAAACAGAGTCAAGAATGGAGATGCACTAAAGGACTTCTATGCTCAAGGTCAAGAAGTCTGGAAGCTATACATACCGGGTGCTGTGAAGCAGTCTATGGACAACCTGTTTATCGAGTCTGAGTTTGCAAAGACTCTTGGAGTGAAAGGACTAAAGGACTTCAATAACTTCTGGAAGGTTCGAGTCACCATTGTAGCGATAGCATTTCATACGAGAAACTTCGTATCAAACCAGTTCTCTCAGATCCTAGATACCGGCTTTGCTACCTTTAATCCTACTATTGCTGTTGATGCTGGACGGCTGTCCACACTGTCCCATGTGTACGATAGGTATGGCTCCATATCTGCTGCACGCAAGGTCATGAGCATGAAGCGTGGTGGGGCTGAGACCTCTTCACAGTTCTTTATACGAAAGCAAAAGCTAAAGATATTAAACTCGCTCGATACAAAGAATGCGTCTTACGATCTCGGTGACGGTATTGGAAGAACCGCTGATGAGGCGATCTATATTCTTAGAGAGCGTGGTGTAGTTGCTGGTGGAATGCAGCAATACATTGATATTGAGAACTTTGAAAGCGGACTTGCTGACCTATACGCATCTGCTGGATACGTCGGCAGGATCACATCAACGATCAAGTCTCTTAAAAAGAGCGACAAGGCGTACAAGAGGGCTGCTGGTAAGACACTCAACGCCTCTAAAGCACTGCTGCAAAACCTAGAAGATGGACTAATCGTTGGATCTCCAATGATTATGACTGGTATGTCAGTACCTATTGGTATTCCAAAGGGTATTGGATCAACTATTGGTCGGAGTATTGAGAACCAAGCTCGTATTTCGAGTTTCATAGCCAATGTAAACAAGACCAGAAGCTTTGATACTGCCGCAGCGCATGTCAATAAGTTCTTGTTTAACTATAGCGATCTTACCCAGGTACAGAAGTCTTGGATGCGTCTGCTCATTCCATTCTTTACTTGGACGCAAAAGAATGTACTTCTCCAGATAGAGATGATGCAAAAGAACCCTGCGTTCTATGCCAACTTTAGTCGATTACTAGTACACCAAGGTCCAGAGATTGTTGAACGATACAATTCTGAGACACTTGGGATTCCATATGTTCCAAAGTATGGTTCATCTAAACAAGCACTTGCACTTCGTGATGAACACGCGAGGAACTACGTAAGCTTCCCTGTACCTGGACAGCCTGGGCATTACGTCGAGGGTCTTGGTCTACCTCAAGAGGCTTTCTTTGAACAGGTAGAGATGATTCATCAGTTGAAGGGCTTCTTTAAGGATGAGCGTTTCGATAAGAAGAAGCAGCATCTTCGGATGCTTGGTCAAACTCACTACATACTTAAGACGATTTATGAGGTTGCACTTGAAAAGCGTAGTACCTTTATGGATATGCCTATCTCTGAGATGACCCATGGAAGACAGGCACTTGAGCAGATTAACCTAGTTAGAAGTGTTCCTATTGTTGGAAATACTATGGCAGAGGCCCTTCTTGAGAAGGCTGGAGTCTATGTTTCCCAGCCATTTAATACCAAGAAAGGAATGCTTATGGATGACGTTCTTATTAATGGAACTGCTAACTACGCGTTAAATAGCCATCCATGGTCTCGTGTATTAAAAGATGCCTCTGCTGTTTCGATGCTATACAATATGACCTACCTAGATCGAATGCCCGCTAATATGCGCGGAAAGTATTCCTCTTTAGAATACGAGCCACTTCCAGATGTATGGAAGTTTCTGGATGCCATGGGTGGCGTAAGAATCATAGCTGATAATCCTGAAGCACGAAAAGCCCGACAAGACTATGATATAAAACAGCGGTATAAAGAAGCCTTTAAGAGAGTCGGTATCACCGATTCATTCCCCATTGAGACCATCAAGGAACAAAAATGAGTATTCATAGCTGGAGCAAATCCTCTTTTTCTTATCACAATGCCGCATCGTTGGGCACCGGTTACTCGGTATTCCCTGTAACGGTTGATGCTATCAACAGTCCCGATGCAGACCTATTTCCTGATATCTGCAATATTCAATCTATTGAGATTGAGTTCACTACACTGAGTACAGCTAGTACTGCAACAGTATTCTTGGCTAGAGATTCTGCTGGTGATGTCCCGATTACTCCTGATAGCACTACAGGGGCAACGCAGACCATCACAGTGGGAGCCACAACAAACACTAAGGGTGGGACAGCTTTTGCTGTAGATACCGATTATCACCGTGACGGTGCTGTATTGAATACTAGTCGGTATATTATCTATGCAGTAGTAAAGGTTGATGCTGGTACTCCGACTGCTAATATCCGAGTAAACTGGAGAGGATAAGTGGAGTCAGTTTTTGATAGCGGTAGCAGCGTTCCCGCTGGCTTTACTTATGATGCCAACAAGTCGTACTTCTTTCTGCAACCTGCCGTTACCCCGCAGGGCGGGAAGGATACCGTCTCTTATCAGATATTCATGGTAGATGCAGACGACTTCACTGATAAGAGTGCGTGGCTTGAGTTGCCTGAGACTCTTGTTGATGGCGCGGGCAGGTCTGTATCAGCTTGTGTTGGTCGTAAGTACTACACCATCGATATGGGGGCACGGACGGCTCAGGTGTACGACCCAGCGACTGATGTGCTGTCCCTATTGGCTCAAGTGCCCGCGAATCCTTTTGGTTTCTGGGCTTGCGCTGCTGTGGGTACAGACATCTACATTAAGGGTTGCTACGGCAGTGCTTCTAAGAAGTTCTTTAGATACGATACCCTGAATGACACCTGGACGACGCTCCAGGACACGATCTTTAGTGCAGGTAATGGTGTCTCGCTGGCCTATGACGGTAGCGGTAGGCTCTACTGCGCTCAAGGCGGCAACTCTCCGACCATCCACACCTACGATACCGCAGGACAGGTCTGGCTAAACGTTACGCTGACTGCTCCGGGGAACATTAACTACTGTTCTGGAATCGGGTACGACGGTGAGACACTGTACGTTCGTGGGTACACGAAGACGTTGTTTATGTACAAGACAACAACCCAGCAGTGGACCACAGGGCCGCAGTCTCCCGGATACTACTTCACAAATACGTGTAGCCCCCTCCATATTCACAGTGGACGACTGTATGTTGCTGGGGCTGATAACAACTTTGATGTCTATGATATAGTAGCCAACACCTGGACTACTGAGGATGTTGATGTGTTCAAAGTTGGTAAGATGATTGGATATATGCCATGAGTTCACAGGACATGAGCTACATTCTTCATATGTTTTCTGGTCTCAGTAGGGCAGAGTTTGATGACACGGTTTCCTCGGTGGGACATGTTGATTTTGATGGTACCGTTATGCAGTGCTCCGGTGGAACCCCGGTAAACGGGATGCGTGCTGATTCTATCGCCGGGTTTGATCCTACAAAAAACAATATTATATTTACAGATAGCTCTGAGGTTGTGGTCCAAATACAGTTTGGAACAGACAAGGATGGTGTTTGGTGGAGGGTCTGGAAGGAAGATAGGATGACTGAGGATGCAATCATTAAGTCTCTTGTTGAGCAAGGGTTCTCACCATGAAAGTGTTTCCAGAAAAGTGTCTTCCTTTTTGCACAGAAGGAGTCTTTGATAATGGGGGCGGGTCACCCCCTGCTCCGGCAGGTGCCACCCTGTGGTGTGTTGGTCTTGATGATGCCTTCGTTGCATATGCTACATCTGACGATCTTACATCTTGGACAAACTACGATGCTATGCCTGGAACTTCTGAACCTGATTATGTTGCTCTTGCTTATGGTGAGAATGGCGCGGGCGACCCTCACTGGGTAGGCAACTGGAAGTCATCTTCTAACGAGTTGGGCTATACATCAGACCCAACTGATGAAAACCTGTGGACCGCAGTAAACCTTACTCGGCAAGGAAGAGAGGTTCTTTGGGGTAACGGTGTATGGATAATGGCAGGTTGGCTTGGCGCTGGTCTTGATTACATCTTTAGGTCCACAGACGGAAGTACGTGGAGTCAGATTGATATTTCAGGACTTAGCGGGATCAACACTAATACCATCTTTGGACTTTCCTCTGATGGAAACGGAACTTGGATGTTTAGCCAGCAACGAAGGCTATACAAGAGCACTGATAATGGACTAACCTGGGCACTTGAGCATACGCTTTCAAGTTCTTATGGCAATCCGATATATGATATCAACTATACAAACAATACTTGGGTTGTCCTTACTTCTGGTGGAAAGGTAGCCTCTGCCGCTTCTTCAGATACAACGACATGGAGTGCCCCAGCTATCCTATCAGGGATCTCTGCGGCCTGGAACATCGCTGCTGCTGCTGGAAGGGTGATATGCGCTTACTCAGGTAAGGCGTGGCAGTTCGATGTTGATGGTACAACCCTTACGTTGGCTCCTGCTTCTATACCGCTACCTGCTGGCCAGCATACTGCTCGAAACATTGCAACAGATGGCTTCTCTTGGATAGTTGTTCACGACGACGCTCACCTATCTATCAGCACAGACAGTGGTGACACTTGGTCAGTTTTAGCCACACATATCGGTGATCATTCGCTAGATGACGCTAATGAGATAGCTTGCAATATTACTCTCCCATTGTAATGGTTTAAGTTAACGAGTATTCTACTACTGTTTAAAGGAGGACTAGATGTCCATTAAGGTTTCAGGATTCAACAGTGCAGCACTGGACTACAAGATTATCTTCTTTGATAATCAAGTAGCCCCAACTGCCGCGATTCAAGAGAATGTGACTGGTAGTTCTGGTCGATTCTACTCTGTAGACATTGATAACAAGTCAGGATCACCTATTTGGGTGCGTCTATTTGATGGAAGTGCTCCTGTTCTTGGGACTACAGCACCACATTGGACGTTTAAGTTAGACGGATCTGAGCGCAATAAGTTTGAAATACCCGGTGGAGCACCATTCTCTACTGGATTGAATCTTTGGACTACTGGTACTGTTGCTACTGGTCAGCCAGTTAAGAGCATTACTCCACCAGCAGCCGCTGGCTGTATCGTTACTATCATTACTTCTTGAGGTGAATCATGGCTGTTACCGTTAGTACTATTGCTGATCCACTCGGCACGAAACTCGTTATTGGTGATGCTAATGCTACCGCAGAGGATGCCGCCATTACTGGGGCAACCACTATCTATGCAGTAGAAATAGACAATAGCGATAATACTGCTGCCACCTACGTTAAGATTGTTGACTCTGTTGGTCCTGTCGGTGTCGGCACGGATGATCCAGACATCATGATTCGTGCTACTGGTGGCGTAAAAGAGACCTACATGATCGGAACTGGAGACCCCTTTGCTGCGGGTATTTCATTCTGGGCAGTGAAGAGTCCCTACTCATTGATAGCTGATGACGCTGATTCTGCTATTAGTCCAGCCAGCGCCGTTATTGTTAAAATCCTTTGCACTTGAGGTTATGATGAAAACTTTTATTAATACTTTGTTCTGTTCTCAGAAACGTATTTCATGGCGTAGGCTTGCGGTACTGTGTTTAGGCACAGGACTACTGGTCCTCGGAATGCTTGATAGCGAGCAATGGCTATACCTGGGCCTTGCTTATATTGCCGGGGATTCCGCAGAAAAGGCTATGTCGGCCATTCGTGGGAAGTGAAGACTCTCTACAAATGGATAGCAAGCGTGGTCGCAGTAATAGCGGCTGCGTTTTTTCTTATGAAGAAGACAGTAAAGCGTGGAAGGTTCCACGTTAAGCCCCCAAAAGGGGCCGCTGAAGAGGTCTTCATCGAAGAGATACAAGAAGACTTAGACGAAGGTCTTAGAGAGGTCACAGAGGCCATCACAGGCAGTGACCCGTCTGAAGATTTGGCTGAGTTGGGAAACAAGCGGAGTAGACGTTGATACTCCACCTACTGGTTGGCGTGGCATTGGCTGTACCTCCAGTGCCGGAGCGTCCTGCACCTCCAGAAAAGGTGGAGAGCGAATGCAGAGTTAACTTTCCAATCAGTCAGGGGCGGCCATTGCCGGATGGTTTGGTAACTCCATCTGTCCTGGCCAAGTGTTCGGCAGTGGCCGTCCCACTATCTGAATACGCAGACCTGTTGGGTACTGAGCGGTGGGCAATAGCCCTACAACGTAGGTACAAGCTGGACACTACAGTATTGGCTGGAGAGAGGGACTGGTATAAAGATAGACTAGAGGATGAGATGTCACCTAAACCTTTTATAGAAAGGCCCAGCACACAGCGATTCTTTGGTAGGATAGAAACACTAATCTTGGTCGGAATAGTTGCAGCCACCATGGGTGCCACTTACAAATACACACTTGGAAAATAAAATGAGTGATAAAACTATGTCTGTATTTGATACTAAACTTATCGTTTGGATTGTGTCTTTGGTCTTTTGCGCCGGAGGCGGGTGGATGAAGCTTGGTTTCCTCGGTGAGCGAGTAACTAAAGTAGAGCACAAGCAAGACGTACTAAACATAGACATCAGAACAATCATCAAGAACCAAGCAACGATGTGCCAAGCACTTGATGTTGAATGTAAGTGAGACCCTTACTGCTGGACCATGTTGCCAGCCTCGGTCATATGGTGTTCGAGAGTGGCAACTACAACCTGAACATCATTGGTATCCGCTCCAAAGATACAGACCCAAACCAGTTTGATGATCGTATCTGTGCGGTCTATAAAGACGAAGACGGTACTTGGACCACTAAGACTTGGAAGATAACGACTGACCCAGGATTGTTTTGGTTAGGCCATCCTATGAAGGTGTCCGGTACAGCAATACTAGTTGCTGGGCAGTATAGAGGCTCTCACAAGATTGCAAAGCACCAAGGTAAGTATGAAGCTCTATGCCAACGAAAGCCCGTTAAGGTCTACCGAGACCGTAATATGGATGAAGTCCTTGATATGTCTCCTGAAACTATTGAAGAGGGACTTTTTGGCATAAACATACACAAGGCTGGTGTTGCCTCGACTCAGGTGAACAAATGGTCTGCCGGTTGTCAGGTTTTTGCCCATAGCAGTGACTTCGATGACCTCATTAGGCTCTGCAAGAAAGCGTCAGCGATATGGGGAGACTCGTTTACCTATACTCTTATTGACGACCCAGAAATATAGCAAAAGACGACTAGCAGAGAGACAACCCCTCCACTAATCGTCTTTACCCAAACTAATAGTGCAGCTAATGCTGCTTTATCGTTCAGTCTTTAAGTAACCTACCGTGTAGTCTTGTGTGCTTTCATTTTCCGTAGCCGTCCTTTGCCCAGCCAGAGCCTTTCAGGCTGAAGCTGCTAAGTGATACTTGTTTATCCATAGTGGACAAGCAGTTTTCACATGATGGGGCAATGTCTTTAATGCTTTGAAAGGTCTCCTTCTTCTTCCCACAATCATCACACTTCCACTCATATATTGGCATTGTCTTTCTCCTTTCGCACCTTAGTTCTGAGGGACGTACACTCGACACAGTTGCACGGGTGTCCATCGGTCACCTCTATATCTATTGTTCCATACTTGCTTATCCACTCAACAGCATCAGCGCGATCTTGCTCATGCTTACCGTGATGCTGCTGTCTGTATACGTGCGAGCGTGCTGAACTGAGCGCATCGATCATATCTTTTTCAGTCATCTATTCTGATCTCATAAATGCTTCTCGTCCCGCATTGGTTGGCAATAGGCGGTGCGCCCCGTTCCTACCAAACGCATCTTTCATCGTGATGTATCCAGCCTTTACAAGCTGACCCCTTACTGATCCATACAGCTTTGTGTTTACACCCATGTCGTCTGCTATTGATGGTAGGGTCCACTCTCCTGGTTCATTTACTACGTAGTTTAGAATCGTCCAGGCGACTGTCCCGGCCCTTATGTTCCAACTTAATGGTTTCTTTGTGGAGATTATTATAGGCTCTACATGGAACCCTCTTCTCTTCTTCATAGTTTACTCCTATGGTTTTGTGTTGAATGTGCCCCAAACCCCCTACCCGGTGGGAACAATCATGGATTGCGTGGGTAGAGTGGAACAATCATGGATTGCGTGGGTAGAGGGAGTGGGGGGATGGCTGGAGCGGCTGGACTTGAACCAACAACCTTCGGAGTAACAGTCCGATGTTCTGCCAATTGAACTACACTCCAATGATTACATCTTTAGTTGGTGGGCATACATTGCCATACAGGCTGCATCAGCAAGCCCGTCGTGAGGCTTTCGCTTCTTACCAGGGGTAAGGTCCAGACTTGGTATACGAGAGGTCACAGCATAGATAGAGCGGCCTTTACCAGTACCAGGGACACCGGCAAGCATAGCCTTTATCCAAGCCGTTGCGCGTACCTCAGTGTATGAGATCCCATGGGAAGCAAGGGTGGCAACCCATAGACCATAGCCATACCCACAACTAAACATGGAGGTTACACCTTGACCCGGCATAGCGTGTTGTTTCTCAAGCACAGCAAACCTAATGTTATGAGTCTTGGAGAGGCAACTGATAGCGAAGGCCATCCTTGGAGCAAGGTACTCCCGCTTTGAACCCTTACCAACCTGGATTGTAAAGTCCTGCTTTGTAAGGTGAGCAGCTATTACAGTACCATCAGAATCAAGAGCCACTAAAGCCCCGTCTTTCCCTGGGTCAATACCTATGTATGCGTCAGGCTTCATTTGGTGGCCTCAGTCCCAATGCTTTGAATGGGTCAGATGGTTTATCTATTGGCTTTAAACATTTCTTATCAATCATTATTCTCCACCATGACTCGTGGTCAATACCAGCCCAATCATTAACCCTGCATCGTATAGACTTTTGTATGTATGCACCACACTCCGATAGCCGCATCACCCCCGAAGGGGTACTGCCACCATCGACCCAGTTAAAGAATGTAGAGACGCTAACGCTGACACCTTGTGTCCTCTTCAGTTCTTCAACACACTTAGAGCCAGTGCCCAACAGGTACAACTTGTTGTGCATTAAGGCTCTGGCAATAGTGGGCGGTCGCTTTCGGCTGTACCAGCTTGGTCTTGTGGTTGCCTTTTTACGTGGCATGAAACGAGCCAGGGGTTGTGCCGAATGTGGAGCCATCCTTTGGTGATCTATACCAGAACAAACCAGACTCACCATCACTAAACACAGCACCCATTAGGTTCCCCCTGGTATCAACAGATACCAGGGTTACACCTTCTTCTACAATCCGATTAACAGACGATCTCATTGCTCCAGCAGTATGTGGAATAACTATGATCTTTCCTACAGTATCGTACATATTAGAATCCATATTTTTCATCGTATCCAGCATTTCCTGGTGTAGCCGATGCTCCATCTTTGTTAGACGAAGCCGGAGGATAGGCTGCCGGTGCTTTGCCAGACTGATTCCGTACTGCCGGAGGGCTACTCTGAGGCTGTGCTTGATTGTTTTGTTGTTGATTTGGTTGCTCCGCTTCTCCGCACCTCGATACAGATGACGCAGTGACCTGAGTAAACCATACCTTTCGACCATCTTTCTCATAAGATGAATGTTTAATCTCTCCTTCAACACTAATAAGTTCTCCTTCTTTCATTGTAGACATCAGTTCTGCGGTGCGACCCCAGCCCTGAATAGTATGTGTTGTGTCGAATCGACGGCCATCGTGGATAATCTTCCACGTTTGCATACGAAAGTTTGTCCCTGTTCCTCTCTGTGCTGGCTCACTCTTTACTGTACCGACAAGCATTACTTTATTGATCATGTTCCTTCTCCTACATACACTTTGATTTTTTGTGATTTCTTGAGCCACCGTGACTCAGCAACCTGCTCTTGAGCAAACGGAAAGCATCGTTTGTAGTACCTGCAATAATCGCAGGGGAAAGACAACCGACCTTTCTTGTCCGGTCCATGTGGTCTTTCAATGTCCTCTGGTTCAATGCTCTGAACCACCCGTCTAAACTTATCTTTGATAGCGACAACAGCCTCTTCATCGTACTCTATCCATTGCCCATAAAGCGGCGATGTTGGAAGCCAGCTACCATCCTCAAGTATCTCAGCATCCTTAGCCCCAGCAGTCTTGCTGTAGGCCACGAGGTATGCCCACTTGTATCCCTTACAGGCCATATAGGATTGAACCTGACTATAGTATGAGTCGTCTGGACCCATACCATCCTTACGGAACTTATTGAATCCGTACTCAGACATGGACTTAACTTCTAGTATTGCGTGTATCGGCTCACTGTTCTGACTCATCACGACCATTGAGCCATCAGGGTGTCCGCTAATCTTTGCTACGCAACCATCCTTTATTGGAACACTAAGGTTCACCTCTTCCTGTTCATTAAGCGCACCAAACAGAGTACCCATACCGGTCTGCTCAAAGGCTTCCATTAGTGCA